CTGGGCTTACCTCCTCCGGTGTTTCTGGAGGAAGAGTGCATATATCGGGCACCATTGCTGGGCCGATATATCGACTACCTATAGTAAGCAGTCGAAGATACCAAGACTGGAACTCTCGTTCCGTCTCAATACTTCCGACAGGTTTGGGACCATGCACTATACTATGTGCATTTTTCCAACGCTTGGCCAACTTAATGGCCCTACGTTTGGTGTACTCACGGACTGAGAAGGGAGAAGCCGAGGCTTCTCCAACTTCGCATCTGCGGTGGTCACGGTGGGGTGAACGGTCGGGTCTGCTTTCTGCAAAATAACGCAGCAGCATACTCCAGCCATCCATCTCATGAACCACACGTGGAGTCCGGACGTCGTTGACCCAATACTGGACCTTTTGCAAGGCAGTATTACGTCTTCGCCGTTTCGGCTCGTTGGACTCAGATACTTCTCTGAGTGAAGGGACAGGTAAACCCATCCGGTCACTAGGAATTGCACCATAGACTGCGTGCAACTTCTCTACGATGTACTCGTAGGCAGTGAAATAATGCTTATCGTAACACGAGTTGGCATAACTAATCCAACTCACGTAAGCATCCGGGCTTGGGACGTTTCGCCAGACTGTTCGACACCGAACAGGAGTAACACAGACGCCAAAGATGGCGTCCATGCCACATGACTCCCGAAAGAGTCCACTGGTACAACTCTTGTTCACGTTGACTTTTAGGCCAAATGACTCAAGAATAGCGATAGCATACGCGGATTGCTCCGTTGGTACTATCACGTCGTCCCCGTACACTAAGATTCTCTCGCGAGAATCCGTGTCCATCGAAGCGTGGAGGAGGCTCCAGATCGTTAACGCTAAGACGGGAAAGCATAAACTGCTCCCCATCGGTGCGAACTTATGGAGTTTTACCTCACTTCCATCCGGCATTCGAGTACTCTGACTCCTACAACTCAACAGGGCTTCAACTAACTGCCCTGGGAATAGTAGGCGAACAAGACCAAGTGATACGCGATCACTCGCCTCTTTCAGGTCGAGCGTTGCGTACCTTCCAGTTGAGGACCCAAGTAGGGCACCTCTTCTATTAGGTTCCTGGTCCGTGAAGTTCACTTTCCCTCGGGTGAGGGGGTGTCGCTCCACGTGATCTACGATAGCATGGCCTAATCCTTGCTGGATCCACATGTTGTACAGTGGTTCACAGGAGATTAGACGTTGCCCGCGTGAGTCCTTTGGCACCAGGATAACCTGGGCCGGGGTCTCAGCACCGCCGATTCGAGAGAATTCGCGGTACTTGTCACATACTGCATCCATGGACGGAAAGAAATACTCGTCCAAGGGATATACAGCTGTTAACCGATCAGGGACGTTACTCCACAGATACTTACCCCAGAGTTTCTCTTTGGTAGAGACAACTCCAGGTCCGTGTCTTGGTGTGATATCCCGGGGGTCGAAGCGTCGGAAAAGCGTGTGTAACGCTCTCCGAGCCTTGCGGATTACCTTACTCGACCAGTCCGGCTTAATCCGGTTATAGGCGAGTAGGTCTTTATCGAACTCTTCCAAAATACTAGTGAAGAGCTCGTCGTAGGGCCGTACCTCCTCCTCTGTTTTAATAAAGGAATCGATAACAGCTTGATCTTTGTCTGAGGCTAGCGCGATCTCGTACTTGTAAAACAGGTACGTCAAATCACGCAAGTAGCGGACACTGACAACACAGGGGTCCTTTAAGGCACTCCCATCGGAACTGATCACTCGTTCGAATAACTCCCCAAACAAAAGGGGAATCTTGCAGGCACAACGGGTTTCAAAGCCCAGTGCACCAGGATCTAGCTTGTAATCAGAGGACAAGGCGCGATCAAGCGCCTTGCCCAACGACGGAAGAGCTTCCGTGAGGAAGCGTTTGCCTTCATTAGCGTAGCGCTTACGAATTTTACGTATCGTAAGTGAGCACGCCTTTGAGGAGAACCACGTGTTCTGATTGCGTATGTCTATGAGTATTGTGGTGACGATATTAACTTCGTCAAGGCTCTTAGTGATTGCCATAAGAAATGACAGTCTCCTTGAGTATGCACGATCACATAGATACCACGATCAACGTGGTCGCAACACCAACTGAGCAGTACACAGGATACTAGGCTCGGCAAAAGAAGGAGTTTCCTCCAACTCAGCCAAAACCTTGCTACCAGGGTCAACAACGACGGCAGAGACGTTTATATCTCGACCATTCGCTGCCTGAATGGCAGACAATCTCAGACGTATGGCCCAAGTAGGGTCATAAGTCCGGAGTACAGTACCATAGTTTGTGGTTAACAAGAAGGTCCCTCCAAGTACGCCCCGCCAAGGGGTCAGAACAGAGGGAACCGGAATGGGCCACAAACCATCCGTTGCTAATGCTTTAATTCTCATTTGATTTTAGGTCGGCGTTTAGCCTTCCTAACAGCAAATGTTTTGAAAGCACGAACACGCGTTTTGCACTGCCTGGCTAGTGCCACGGCAAAAGAATCGGCGAACTTCTTCGCCAACTCCATTAAGGACTCGCTTAGTGGCATAACAGCCATAGGGCGTAAGTGCCCTTGATCAAGGTAGTACCTACTCGGTACCACCGCTAAGCAGAATACTAGCACCATTGCCAGTACCATCATAGAGGAACGTGTTAGTCGCAAGCGTAAATGCAAGCGACCCAAGTTCCGCCAAGAGGTCTTTGGCAAGTTGATTGGAACTCAAGTTACCTTGGGGTAACTCAATAACTATCCGGGCCTTACCCTGTGCCGGTGTCCCGTCAACTCCCGTCGTCGTTTTGACGACTTCGAGTTTGGAACTCCGACGCAGTTTGGTCCCAGATCCGGTTTCCCGGTGAGCTCCAATGATGCGGTGAGGAAGGTTCGGCGCCTCTGTTTTCATGGCGTATTCGAACGTTCTCCCCTGCGTATTTATCCGGACGAATTCAACTTCTGCTCCGGAACTGTCCTTCACTTCGTTTGTTACTAGTGTCGTTAATGGCATACTAATTACGGTGATTTTTGTAAGAGGTTACCGTTCCTCATGTGTTGTTAACCGATCTTGTAGTTCTAGAGGCGCGAAGCCACTAGTGCTGCACTAAGCGAGAACTCACTCGAGTTCAAGCCGCTAGTCCGAACCGAACTATAGAAGTCAGGGAACTCGATAGACCTTCGGTAGGCCTTCTCGTGAATCCTGCTCGCGACTACCTGTCCCTCCGATCGCGTGCCGCCATGGTTGAGGTCAAGAAGACACTCAATTTCGCGGTCAATCGTGATGGAAGCACAGAAGTCATCGATGGTGCATACTGGTTCTAGCCACCTGAACTTGTACTGCTCGAGGAAGTTGTTTATGTTTACAACCCAATCGAGCACGAACGTCCAGGGGATGGCATTCCAAATAATGGCGGGGTTTAGGTTAGCCCCGACACCATCTAGGAATCCACCGAGGAGAGCGTTGTTTCTCTCCCACCCGCTTAGCGTGTAGCTATAGCGGATCGTAGCGTTGAACACCGCGCGGTTATACCTAACTATGCGCGTGGCCGTCGGTAACCCGTCCAATGTCGCTTGCGCGGCATCAGCCGGGACGAAGTCCACGTTGGCAGTAGTATCAGCATATATGGTCGAATCAAGCGGCGTTTCGAAGTGCCTAACTTGAGGTGCGCGTTCGCGATCCAACAGGTCTTGTACCTGTCGTCTCACGGATTGGATCACCTGGCCAAGGCCAGTTAGATCCTTCAGTAGCGGCAGTACGTTAAACTGCGCTTGCAGGTACCCACCTGCAGATGCACGGAGATACTGGCGGAGTGTACGATGGTCGCCTCGCTTGGGGCGATACACCGTTTTAATCCGTCGGTATAGTTCACGGACAGAACCAGACGTCGTCAAGTGCGATGCTGTTTCGAAGAACCGTTTAAAGTCCTTCAATTCATACAAGGCATTGAGTATGCTGAGTTTCGGCCGAATTTGAGGCAAGAGTGTGCGAAGTGCACGCTCCCTCAAATAATTCCAGTCCTTGGGTAAGGCGACCTGCCTGAACCCCGAACTGAGATAGAACAGAGCCGGTACGCTATCAACCGAGAGGTTAATAGGCGCATCGACTTCTCCTAACTGCTGTGGCCATAAGTCGCCAGAGGCGTTCTTGTAGACCACGTACCCCCAGTCACCATTACTGGCGTCTCGGAAGTATCGTTTACGATCAATACCGTTGTACACCGAACAACCACTGGTAAAGTGGCTGCACGGCTTAAACGAATTGTACGAGTCACCATTCACGGAATCCATCCATTCTCCACGCTTGGTATAACTTTGCGTGAAGAACAAGGATCCCGCTAGCGGAAACCCATCTTTCAATGACCCATCTGCGTCGTACGCATAAGTTACCTTTTGCGCACTAACAGCAGGTATCGTTAATAAACGAGGCGGCAGTTCCATACGAAGTTGGACGAAGAACACAGTTCTCCATTAGGGACTCC